TTTTTATCATATTCTTTCATAACAGAATCGTTCATGATATGTAATTCAAGTGAATTCTGTAATGTTATTTTATTAACACATCGCTTGAATGTTTTTAAATCAACATTTTCTGCCTTTATAAAATTGAAACTCATTGTCTATATATTATATTAAATTTTTGTATATTATCCAATATATTGATTATCATTATTTAATGGGGCGTCTGGAGTTTCGGTGTCGTCTGCAATAACACATTCTGTAGTCAATAACATTGAAGCAATTGATGCTGCATTTTCTAAGGCAATTCTAGAAACTTTAGTAGGGTCAATAACACCCGCTTTAAATAAATCTTCAAAGACTTCTGTTCTAGCATTATATCCAAATGATTTCTTACCTTCTCTTACCTTTTGAACAATTACTGCGCCTTCGCCTCCAGCATTAGAAATTATTTGTCTTAATGGTTCTTCAATTGCTCTTTTTACAATGGAGATACCTGTATTCTCATCTTCATTAGCCCCAGATTTAACATCAAGTGAAGCACCCGCTCTAATAAAAGCAACTCCTCCTCCGGGAATAATACCTTCTTCAACTGCAGCTCTCGTTGCCGCTAGCGCATCATCAACTCTGTCTTTCTTTTCTTTCATTTCGATTTCAGTAGCCGCTCCAACATATAAAACTGCAATACCTCCTGCTAATTTAGCTAGTCGCTCTTGAAGTTTTTCTTTATCATAATCAGATGAAGTCGTTTCTATTTGAGCTTTAATTTGATTGGTTCTTTCCTTAATTTTGTCAGATTCGCCTGCGCCATTAATTATAGTTGTATTGTCTTTGTCTATTTCTACTTTTTCAGCTGAACCTAAAAGATCAATTGTAGCATCTTCCATTTTAAGACCAGTTTCTTGTGATATTACAGTGCCTCCTGTTAATACTGCAATATCTTCTAATATTTCCTTTCGCCTGTCTCCAAATCCAGGAGCTTTTACTGCAGCTACTTTCAATCCACCTTTTAAGCGGTTAATTACCAATGTTGCTAGTGCTTGGCTATCTACATCTTCGGCAATAATTAATAAAGCTCTTCCCGTTTGAGCAACTGGCTCAAGAATTGGCAATAGTTCATTAATATTTGAAATCTTTTTGTCATGGATTAAAATGTAAGGGTTCTCTAAATCCGCAACCATTTTTTCTGCATTTGTAACAAAATATGGAGATAAATAACCCCTGTCAAATTGCATTCCTTCAACCGTACGAACTTCAGTTTCAGCTCGCTTTGCTTCTTCCACTGTAATAACTCCATCGTTTCCAACAACTTTCATTGCTTCGGCAATTAAAGCGCCAATTGTTTCATCGTTATTAGCTGAAATTGAGGCAACTTGCTTGATTAAATCATTGTTATTACCTACTTGTTTGGATAAGGTTTGAAGTTCTGTAACTATAGCTTCGACAGCTTTGTCAATACCTCGCTTTAAATCCATAGGATTGGCTCCAGCTGCTACATTTTTTAACCCTCCACTAACGATTGCCTGAGCCAATACTGTAGCAGTGGTTGTGCCATCGCCTGCTACATCATTTGTTTTAGATGCAACTTCTTTTACCATTTGAGCACCCATATTTTCAACGGGGTCTTTCAATTCAATTTCTTTTGCAACTGAAACTCCATCTTTGGTTATATGAGGTGCACCAAATTTTTTATCGATTACAACATTTCTTCCTTTAGGTCCCAATGTTACTTTTACTGCATTTGCTAATGCATCAACGCCTTTTTTTAATCTATCTCTAGCGTCTATATCAAATACTATTTCTTTAGCCATGTTTTTAATATATTATAATAAATTTTTATTAAATATCCAAGCCATAATATAACCTTGTTATCCAATCATCTACTCTCATTATTGTATCTCACACGCTCCGCCAGCACAAGCTAATTCGCCTGATAAATCTGTATTATCGTCTAATTCTATAATTTTTGATACGTCGACGTCTGTTAATGTTTTCATTAAAGAGTTATATTTTTCTTCTGTGCAATCTTCGAATGGTGCTTGAGTATATGTTCCTCCATCATAATTTAATACTGATAATCCATTATAATGTTTTCTATTATTCCACATCCATTCGCCAGCATCTTCCCATTCATTTTCTTTTAATGATACTGTTGCCGATACATTATGTGTATTACTTCCATTTCGATGTCCTGGTGCTACCCATTCAGTTGCTATCTTTTTTATTCTTTCTAATAAAGAAAATGGAGACTCTGTTCTCATAATAGCTCCTGTTGGTGCTTTTTGCGGTACACTAATTACTGCAGTGTCATGTGGTCTAAAATATTCATCTTCTATTAACTCCGGATGATTTTCTTTTAAATACGTATATATCGATTCATTTTTACCAACTCGTATTCTTCTAATATAAAAATCATTATGCCATGCATGAATTCCAGATGATGTTCCTAAAGCTAGAGATGTTGTACCAGCTGGTTTTACTGTCGTACATCTAGCCGCTTTGTTTATACCTATTAATTTTGCAACTCTTGTATTTTCACGCTTAACGACATCTGCTCCTTTTTTCGTATCATACCCTAATACAGTACCGCTACCAATTCCTGTCATTGAAACGCCAATTAATGCATCTTTTTCGGTAGTTTCTCTCCATATATCTCTTAGATAATGAAAGTCTGTATATCCTGCTTGTAAAGTGCCGATAAATGCAGCTCCTTTAACCCGAGCATTAAAATCTTCTTGTGATTCTAAATCAGATGCATTTACTTCGCATAAATTACAAAATTGATATGGTCTTAGAGCAATTTCACAACATGGATTAGTTCCCCAATCTTTGTCATTATTAAAGTATATACCTGGCTCACCTGCTCCTGACAATTCAACTCGTTTCCATAAATTCATAAAAAATTCTTTAGTAATTTTATGTCTCATTAAAACAGCCGAGTTATTAGATCTTCCTCGTTGCGGGTCTGTTTCCCACCAATTACCAGCTTTGCATCCAATCATATAATCATCGTCTGCACTAAATAAACTAATTAAAGCAGCTCTCCTAATTCCTCCTGCTAATACAGCATCGGCAATGTGGCAAACAATGTCATGAACTTCCAACGTTGATAATTTATCTCCATCCTCTCTAGAATCTAATATTCCTGTTACTTTTAGAATGCATTCTTTTAATGGTTGTGGACCTGGAGCTTTTCCACCTGATGTTACTAGCTGTGCGCCTTTTGGTCTAACATCGGAATAATCAAATTCAATTCTTGAACTTTTACCATTTAAATATGACTTCATTAATACTTTTATTGCATCAGCCCAGCCTTCAATTGAATCTCCAATTAAAAATCTACGTTTTCTTTTAGCATATGGTTTATTAACTGGAGGTAATTTTGCTACATGATGTTTTTGAACACTATATCCTACTCCGGTTCCGCCTAATAATAAAAACATAATTTCACTAAATGAGTCAATATGATCTAATGGCAAATATGCACAATTATATACTCGATTTGGAGATATCTCAATTGGCTTTCCACCAAATTGTAATGATCGCATTGATGGTAATATTTTTTTATCGTAAACCATTTTATAAACATCTTCAATTTCATCTTTTAATTTAGGATATCTTTTGATGTGCATATTTTTATTTCTAGTAACAAGCTCTTCCCATGTTTCTCTTCTGTTAAATTCTGGTATATATTTGGCATACTTCATATGCACTGTGATATCTGATAAAATTTTATTTGAAATGTTCATGTATATGACTCCTTTTTTTTAATGTTGTTAGACAAAAAATGGCCTAGACTTTGTTTTAGGCCATTATCTATAATAAATATATTATCAACCCAAACTTCCACCCAGATCTTTGAATTTTTGTGCTAAATTTTTCTTTAACATATTTTCTCCAGTTTTCATTGTTTGAGTTGTTTGTTTACCTTGACTAGTTTGTGGCTCATAAAATTGAAATTGTCCATTATTTGTATTTATTTTACTTGGAAGTGTTATACCATCTGGACCAAATCTATTTTTAATAACGTGTCCTCGCCCAGTACCAGATAATTTATCCTCTACCTTTCTAGACAATGACATTAAGAAATCAGCAACCATAACTTTACCATATGAAGATGCAATTTTATCTGCTTCAATAATATCATCCTCTAAAGCAGATCGTCCTGCTTGAGATGCGGTCCAAACAGGGATATTATATTCACCAGCCATTCCTCTCATCTCTTCATATAATTCTTCTAATGCTTCGTGTTTATCTTTTTTAGTATTTACTTTAAGTAAATCTCCATAATCTATTATAATTAAATCTGGAGTATTTCCTAGCATAATTGTTTTTTCAATATGAGCTTTAATACCCATTACACCTGTAGATTTTGTTGGATAATATTTTATAATTAATTCGCCAGGCAATGTATCTAATTTTTCTGCAATATCTTCAGTATAATTTTTTAGATTCTGCGCTGCAATACCGGTAACTACACTATCATATCGTTGGCCTACATAATTATCATTTAATTCTAATGTATAATGTATAACTGTTTTACCTTGCTTAATTGCATTTGCGCCAATATTAATAAGCATCCATGATTTACCGATTCCAGCTGGAGCCATAACTACCCCTAACTCGCCATGAGCTAATCCGCCATCCATTAAATCGTCAATTACATCCCAACCCGTGCTTATAGTATCTCTAGCAGATTCAGTGTATCTTGCTACTACATCTTTTTTATATTCATGACCAATATCAGTATCAGCTCCAGCTTTCATTGCTGTATCAATTTTACTTTTTATTTCATCATAATTACCTAGTTTCAGTAAATTAACAGAATCCATAATAGCATGTTTAATTTCTTGATTTTTACAAAATCTTAAAATTTCATCTTTAACAAATGTTAGGTCATCAGATTCTATATAACGAAATACTTCTTTTAATTGTTCTAATATTGCAGTTTTTAATATATCATTATCTATCTCGGTTATTTTTACCTTTAATACATCTTTTGATGGAGGTGTTTTATATTCACGAAAATGCGTTAATATTATATCTAATAACCAACTATTAGCATCAGATTCGAAATATTCTGACTGTATAATATCAGCAATTTGCTGTAAAAACGATCTATCAGTAAACATAGCTGATAAAGCCTTAACCTGAAAACTGTACCCATACTCACTTAATTTATCTGTCATAAAACTATTATATTAAAAATAAAACAGTAATCCAATTATTATTTACTTTTATGTGTTTGTTGTGCAAATGCACTTAAAGAAAGCCATGTATTATTTAGCCATTCCGGTAGATTCTTCATTACTGCCCACATTTTATCTTCCATAAAAATTTTACGGAATTCATGTTTATTTAGCATCGGAATTGGTGTTTCTATAATATTACGTATAGCTGATTTTGTTTGCGCTGGGAAATCTAAAATATTTAAATTCATTAAGTCCCAATTTTCTTCGATTATATCAATATTATCTAGCATCTTCTGATATGTTTTAGATTCGTCTAATCTAGTCGTACACTCTGATCGAAGATCTTCAGGAGTATAATCTAATGATAATGCTAAATCTGGAATATGTTTTAATAATGTCTTTGGACCTATCCCTTTAACTCCTTCAATATTATCTGATTTATCTCCCGTAAATGTTCTATACATTACGTAATTAATTGGATGTACACCAAATTCTTCTAATACCGTTTCAGTGGTATACATTTTCTTTTTAATGGGAGACCAAATTTGTATTCTATCATCAATTAATTGATAAAAGTCTCTATCAGTCGAAACAATAGTAAATTTACTCTGTTCTTCTTTTGGCTTTAATAGATCTTCATCAAACATTGATACTATATATGCTATAGTATCATCTGCTTCTATTCCATCCATTGATAAAAAGCTAACTGGTAAACAATCTAAGTATGAAACTAGCCTACTAAATTGAAATCTCATAGCTTCTTGCTCTTGGTCCATTGATGCAAAGTGATGATCGTGCCTACGTAGCCTAGTTTTATTTGCTCGATTAGCCTTATAGTCTTTATTAATTTTTCTTCTTCTACGAGACCCGCCGATACCATCAAATACAATAATACATCGGGTAGGTTTGAAATCTCTAACACATTTACCGATACTATATAAAAATCCGGTTATACCTCCTATATGTTCACCATCTTCATTAGTAGATGGAGTTGCAGAAAATGCTCTAATAAAGGTATTCAACCCATCAATTATCATGATATGATCATTGACTTTTGATGGGCTGTTTTCCTTTTCTTTTTGTAACTGTTTAAATAATTCTTGATATTTATTCATTATCCTTCTTCGTTTATAACTTCTTCATCGACTACTACATCATCAATACCTCCATCGATGCCGGCACGGTATTTAAAAATATATGCTTCGCAAATTCGATTATACAATCTGTCTTTCATTTCTGTATTTTCTATTACTTTTTCTATAAAATCTTTACTTTGAAATTTGACTGTACTTAGAACTTCTCCCGTATCTGGATCAACGTCATCTAATGAATACCAAGCTCCCGATTGAGAAACTAATTTAAAATTTTTCATGATATTTAACCAACCACCATAGTTGTCAATTCCGCTATCATAATATATTTCATAATCAATTTTTCTATTAGGTGGACCCATTCTATTTTTTACAACATGTACATTAGTTTTATTTCCAACTACTTGATCCGCGCCATTTACTCTAGCTTTAATCATTCCGGTATTTTTCAAACGAAGTCTAACTGATGAGTGAAATGGCAAAGCTTTACCGCCTGCTGTTGTCCATGGATCTCCAAAAGATACGCCTAATTTAGTTCTTAATTGATTTGTGAATATTAAACATATTCTTTCTCTAGCTATCCAATTGGTAACTTTTCTCATAGCTTTACTTAATATAATAGATTTGGATGTTGCATATCCATCTTTATCATATTCCATTGCCATTTCTATTTTAGTAGATGCTCCCATAACCGAATCAACTACGATAGTTACTAATCTATTTTTATCTGATTTTCTAACATTTTCAACAATAGTTTCAATAGTTTCAAATATTTCTTCAATAGTTTCTAATGGAACATATAGCATAGTTTTCAAATCTACGCCAATAGCTGTTAAGAATTCTGCACTACTTGCTGATTCAGTATCAATATATACTGCCAATCCACCTTTCTTTTGCGTCTCTGCTAAGGTATGAGCTGCTAATAATGATTTACCAGATGCCTCAAGTCCTGTTATTTCGGTAATTCTACCAACAGGAAATCCTCCATTTGGACGATTAGAAATTGCTAAATCTAACATTGAACAACCAGATGATATCCATTCGTTTACATTTGTGGGTGCATCATCATCTCCGTCAAGAAAAAATGCAGATTTATAATTTTGACCTTTAAACTGTTTGTTGATACTTTCAGCTAATGTTGCAGCTAACGAATCTTCCAGTTCGCTCTTTTTCTTTGCCATATTCGACTCCTATAAATTATTGATTAAATAGATCATTAAATGCTGTCGATACATCCGTTTTCTTTTCTGGTTCGGTTGTAGTAGCATCAGCTTTTGTTTCACTATTGGTAGATGGTGCTGCAGATGATTGTGTATCAGAATCTGCATTTTCTGGATTCATCCATTGCTCTAAGGCTTTTTCTAATTCCTCATATGTTGGCTCTGGAAAGATATCTGTTATCTTTGGCTGATTCATAATCTTTGTTGCTATTTCCTTATCATCTGTAACTGCACTTGTATTAGGCTTTACTCTAATTGATGTTTTCGGAAATCTTTCTGCGCCTTCAGCAGGTATAAATTCAACGGTAATATCTCGTCCATTCATTAAATCAGTAATATCACCATAATCTGGATCTGATATAATTGAAAGTAATTCTGAATATACGGTTTTACCAAACCCCCAAAATTTAACACCTTCAGATTCTTTTCCTCGAACAACTACAGGAACATATGTTCTCATTTTAGGTTCAATTTTTCTTCCCATTATCCATTCATCTCTATCGCCAGTACTTTTTAGCTTTTCTGCGAATTCTACTACTGGATCTTGATTTCCAAATGTTATTGGAGATAGGTATGTCTTCTTACCTAAATCATAATGAAAATACATTTCTAAAAAGGGGTTTTCTTTTCGGTGTGAATATGGCACAATTCTAACGGTTTGCTTACCTGGTTGTGGCTTCCATAGATTATTTTTTCTATCGTCTGTTTTGTTTAATTGGTTAAGTTT